CACCAAACGGGTACGCTAACGGGTATCTTCAACACCATCAATGAAATAATCTTTTAATTTCATAAGGTTGCAATTAAT